TTTGCGAATTTTTTAAGGTATGCTAACGCTTCTGAGTGGTTTTTAATTTCTTTTATACATTTATCTATTAGAGGGCATGTCGGACTTGGTATTTCTCCAGCTTCTTTTTTAAGTTGTGATAACATAGCTCCTCCTTCTTTATTATTATTATATAGTATGCGGAAGGAAAAATCAATGTTCGCTTGAGCGTAAATTTAAAAATTATTTTTACGTTTAAAAACGCTTGAGCCGAAATTATCAAGGCAAATTAGTTTATATAATTATACCACGGATAACACATAAAATCCGGATTTTTGGGTACTTTTGTGTGCGCAAAATGCATGTGTGTATAATTATATCCGGATTTTATGTGTTATCGATCCAGAGATTTTTAATTCTTTGGTAATTCTTTGGTAATTAATTGGAGAAAATCGCCAATTTTGTAACTCGTATATATCAACAGTTTACGAAGATTTTCCCAATTCTTTGGATTAATTGGTGTTTCCGCGAAAACCCTCCTAAAAAATCCCGTTAATTACACCAGGCGACTCTTTTGACTTTTTCCCGTGTATGTGTGTATATACGCGTGTACGTGTGTAAGAGAATTTATTGTAATAATACGAACTTCCGAAATATGCGAAGTATGGTATACTATTTACATCATATATATAAACATAAATAAAATATATATATAATATATATAAACATAATAAAAAAATAATTGCAATCCTAAATAAAAAATTTACTTTTCTCGGATTTTTCAGTCGTTTTTGCCAATTAAGTCCAATTATTGAAAACACAAGAAAACATAAAAAGACACAAAATAAAAAGTAATAAAAATAGTAGGTTTCTCGAAAGTACCAAAGAATCCAATTAATTGGGAAAAAACGCGCAAACTCGTGTATAGCAACAGTTACAAAATTGGTAAAATTCTCCAAAGAATTACCAAAGAATTACCAAAGAATTGAACGGAGGAGTTGCATTCTTTGGCCAAAGAATACACCTTGATTACTTTATAATTATCATATATAATATAAACATAGAGAAGGAGTTGAGTAATATGTACGACAACGAAAGACCAAAAGAACTTCCCATCAGCAAATCACCTAAGAAAGTAAAGCAACAATTGTTCATACATTTTATGTTATCCGGAATGCCTCAAGTCGATGCCTATTGGCATGCTGGCTTTGGGAAGAAAACTCAAACACGTGCACAAGCTTCTGCGTGCGTTGCAGAACTACTAAAGAAAGAAGAAGTTATAAAAGAACTTGAGGAAAGGCTTGACCACATTGATACTGCTAATCGAGCACGCTTGAGAGGAATCGGAGAAAAGGCTATCGGTGAACTTCTATACTTAGTCGAAAAGAAGCAAATGGAAGATGAGACAAAGCTAAGTATAATCTTAGAAGTCCTTGACCGAATTAATTTATCGGCAAGCAGTAACTTGAACATTGAGGAAAGTGGTACGAAGACAATCGTAATTGGTACTCCAACAAACACGAAGGAGTCCGAAGGTGCCGACAGTAATTGATTTGACGAACTTTGAAAATGTTCTCAATGGCGTATACAAACCATTGTTATTTGACGACCATCGTTACCTTGTTTTATATGGAGGCGCAGGTAGCGGAAAAAGTCATTTCGCTTGTCAGAAAATTTTATATCGTGTTCTAACAGAAAAGAATCAGCGCTTTCTAATTTTACGTAAAGTTGCTCGAACGTTAAGGCAATCAGTATTTCAATTGTTCCTTGACTATTTAAGTGCTTGGCACATCTACGACCAGTTCAAAGTTCATCGTGGTGAAATGACAATAACGTTTAAGGCGAATGGAAATGAAATCTTATTTGCAGGTATCGATGACCCGGAGAAACTAAAGTCGATTGAGCGTATCACAGGCATTTGGGTTGAAGAAGCAAACGAACTTCGTCCAGCAGACTTTGAAGAAGCAGATAGAAGGTTGCGAGCGGTCTTTCATACTTATATGCAAATTATCTTAACTTACAACCCAGTACTAAAATCGAATTGGACATATAAGCGTTTCTTTTCTGATCCAGTAGATGTGGACGATATACGACCACTTAAGACAACTTACAAAGACAATCGTTTTATATTTGACGATAAAGCCTATGTAAAGTTACTCGAAAGTTATCGAGGGAATACCAGACGAGTCTTTACCGAAGGTGAATATGGATTCTTAGAACACGCTATCTATACGAACTGGAAAACGATTCCGAACAGTGCTTTTCCGACAGTCGATGAACCTATATTTGGTTTAGACTTCGGTTTTGTTAATCCAAATGCATTGTTAAGAATTGTAATCGATATGGAAGAAAAGAAAGTATATGTCGATGAGTTAGTTTATAAAACAAGACAAACGACTCCGGAGTTAATTGAAGATATGAAAGCTAATGGTCTTACGGAAGATTCTGTAATAGTTGCAGATAGTGAAGCACCTGATAAGATTAAGGAGATACAAGATGCCGGTTTTATCTATACGTTGAAATCAAAGAAGGGTGCTGGTTCTGTAAAAGCAGGGTTAGACGTTTGTCAACAATTTGAAATATTAATAACCGAACGCAGTACGAAGACGATAACGGAAATCGAAATGTATCAACGAAAAGTAGATAAGGATGGAGTCATTGCAGAAGAACCTGAAAAAGGTTTAGACCATGCAATGGATGCAATGCGTAACGTAATTTACTATTATTATAAAACTGGAAGAGTTTTAGGAACTGTCGTATGAAAGAGGTGAGAATATGACAAAGAAGAAAGAAGTCGGTGAAGTTTTAACAACATCAAAAGGTGGAAAACAACTTTACATATATACGAACAAGCACGAACTTGTTCCATTTGCAAAATTACAAAAGTATGAAATTAAAAAAGATAGCCAGCAACTCAAGCAAGAGTTAACGTTCGGAATAAAACAGTTAGTGGCACCTCCATTTCCACCTTCGAGTTTTATTACGTTAGAGGAGAGTTGCTCAGTTTTAGCAGCGTGTATAGAACAAGTAAGTCACGATGTAGTAGGAAATGGTTATCGTCTTGTAATGGACGAAACAATCGAAACAGAAAATGAAGTAATGATACAGGAAAAGGAGAAGATTGAGCAACTCTTCCGCAAAGTTAATTCAGATGGCGATACACTTCGTCAAGTGATTCAACGTGCGATATCTGATTACGAAACTATTGGTTGGTTTGGAATTGAAGTCGTTCGTGAACGAAACTTGAACCCACAAGTAGGTGCCCCAGAACTAATCGTTAGTGAGTTATACCATGTTCCAGCACACACATTGAGAGTACACGAAAATAAACATGCAATTTGTCAAGAACTTAACGGACAGCGAACATGGTTTAAACGTTATGGAAGTGAAGAGAATGTTAATGCTCTAACCGGAAAGAACCTTGGTAAGGATGCTGATGTTACGGATCCAAAAGTTGGAAACGAAATGATTTTTTATAAGAATTACTATCGTCGTTCAAGTTTTTATGGTGTTCCGAGAATGTTATCGACAATTGGTTCTGTAATAGGTTTGATTGGGATTCGTGACTATAATATTTCTTTCTTTGAAAACTATGGTGTTCCTGCAGCACTTGTTACTCTATCGGGTGCATGGAAAGAAGGAACGGCGGAAAAGATTAAAGAGTTTTTGGATACTGAAATTAGAGGTTCAGACAATCAACACAAGACAATGGTATTTCGTGCTCCGGAAGGTTGCGAAATCGATTGGAAACCTTTAAACGTTGATGTGAAGGAAGGAAGTTTCAACCTTGTTCGTAAAGACTTTACAACAGATGTATTAGTTGCTTATCGAATGCCTGAAGAACGTGTCGGTATCAGAACTGTAGGTGACCTTGGAGGAAATGTTGCGGTTGAGGCTACTCGTATCTACAACTCTTCAATAGTCGAACCATTGCAACTATCAATTGAAGAATTAATTAACACAATGATTCTACGTGAATGCTTAGGTGTTCAGTTTTATGAGTTTAAACTTAATAGCATTGATATTCGTGACATTGATATGCGTGTCGAGCGTTACAAGAAACTTTTTGATATGGGCGCCGTAACTCCAAACCAGATTCGAAAGAAGTTAGACTTGGGTGCTCCTTATCCAGAAGGTGATAAGTATTACTTACCTACAAGTGTTATTGAAATCGGATTTGATGATTCAGTGGTCAAATCTGAAAACCTTTTCGAGATGCTCGAAGAACTTAGAAGGGAGTTGAAAAATGTACGAGAATATTAAAGTTCATTTGGCTCGATTTGAGTTTCA